CTTAATTGTGAAGAGGAGGTGGATGTCGTCGTTGACCAGGAGCGCGGAACCTTCCGGTACCGCAGCCCTGCACAACCGAGACGAGTCCTCACGAGATCGCTGGACGAGATCGCCATCTATGCCTTCGACGTCGATGCTTGGCTGGACGCGATTGCTGACGCATTTGAATTCGAGAACGCGCATCGCGCCAGGAGGCGCCTCGTCATCGACGGTCATCTCTGGCACCTCGGAAATCTTCGAGTCGGCCGTACACACCATTTCGCTCCCATATATGTGGCGCGCCGCCTCACGCAATGCGCAGACGATTGGAGAAAGCAGTTGATCGACACTCTGCGGCCCAGTCACGGCATCGTGCTCACTGCGGGTGAAGTCGATGTGGACTGGCCTAATGGTCACCAACGATGTGGCATCGACGATCTGCTGATCGCAAGTGGTGACGGCATCGCCTGCGACATTGAGGTGCTAGGTCGTCTGCTGCGCGGCGTGCCAGCGAACGCAGCGGACACTGACGAATGGTTCGACGAACGAACCGGCGAGCTCAAACTCGTTCACATGGCTGCGCCGAGGGTGTTTAAGGGAAAGCAGAAAGCAGTCATCGCGACCTTCTGGAAGGCACGAGACCAGGCCAGCATCAAGTGGTCCGACGTCGTTACGCAGACACGCTGCAGCAAGGATCCTGACAGCGCCCTCGGGTCCGGCTGGAACGAGTGGATCGAGAAGACCGCTTTTGCTCGGTACCGCATCCGTAGCCGTCGACTGGTCTCGTGATTTTCCGGAGCTTCATCCGGATGTTCATCCGGACCTGATCCGGAGGTGTATTCGAAGAATAAGCAGTGCCCACTTTTTTCAAAGGAGCACTGCAAATGGGAAATCCAACCCCCCTCGTTACACAAGGGCGCGACCCGCGCTCACCAAGCCCCGGCGGTCCTAACCAGACTCGCATCGCGCTCGACGAATTCGAGCTCGCCTGCCGCTGGGGACTGTCAGTCAAGACTCTGCGCCGCTGGCGTCAAGAGCAGCTCGGTCCGATCTACTGCAAGCTCGGTCGCCGGGTCACCTACCTCCTGCACGAAATCGAAGCCTTTGAGCGCCGCGTCTCGCGCTACTCGAGCTTTGCTCGTGCGTACCAGTGAGGGAAATGGTCATGACCGACATCACCATTTTCCCCGACCGGCTCACCGCAATGACGGAAGCTGACCTTGCAGCCTTGCCCGCTGAACAGCTGCGCGAAATTCATTTCAACCTCGCACAACTGGTCGAGTGGGTCAAAAAGGCGCAAGCCAAAACCCACAACGCAATGAAGCGCCGGTACGCCGAGCAGGAGCAGACAGCGCGCTCCGAAGCTGGCAAGGACTTCGGCACCGTCCATTTCCAGGACGGACCGATCCGCGTCACCGTCGATACGCCCAAACGCGTCACCTGGGATCAGAAGCAACTGGCTGAGATGGCCAAGCGCATTGCTGCCAGCGGCGATCGCATCGAGGACTACCTGGACGTCGAGTTCAGCGTACCGGAGTCCCGCTTCACCAACTGGCCCACGGCGCTGCGCGAACAGTTTGCAGCCGCCCGCACCGTCAAACCCGGCAAGGCCTCCTATGACCTGACCGCTGAATCCGAGGACTGAATCATGAAATTCCTGAACAAGCTTGTCCTGCGCAAACGCGTCGGCTCTTTTTATGCGGATCACCTGCCCGACGAAATCCGCTATCGCAACCGCGCCGGCGAGGAGGTCTCCGTCCCCACTGAGAAGGCAACTGTCGATGAGTTGGCGTTTGCCCTCCAACTGGCATCCGAGGAGCAATCCATCGTCAGCCGCCGTCGCTCGGCGATCGAGGATCTGTACCAGAACGCCCGCAAGTCCGGCGCGCTCGGTGCGGACCGGATGACTGATATCGCGTGGAAGGAATGATCATGAGCACCCTCATTCCCTTCCAATTCGAATCCCACGCCCTGCGTGTGCAGGTCGATGAGGTCGGCCAGCCTTGGTTCAACGCCAGCGACGCTTGTGCTGCTCTGGAGCTCGGTAACCCACGGCAAGCACTCGACAGCCACGTGGATTCAGAGGACGTCCAGAAACTGGACACCCTTACCCCGGGCGGACGCCAGCGGCAAAACCATGTCAACGAGTCCGGCTTGTACGCGCTGATCCTCGGCAGTACCAAGGACGCCGCAAAGCGATTCAAGCGCTGGGTCACCAGCGAGGTCCTCCCCTCGATCCGCAAGACCGGCGTCTACTCAGCGACCCCGGTGGCAGCCCTGCCGGCTCCGACTCAGGATCGGGTCTCCTCCCTCCTGTTGATCGGTGACGCCGTGGCAAAGGTGCCCGGCGTGAAAGCCGGCATTGCCATGGCGGCCACGCTCACCTGCATCCAGGAAAACACCGGGCTGGTCATCGAGACCTTACGACGTGCGCTGCCGGCCGCCAATGAGCCGACCTGTTCGCACAACGCGACGCAGTTAGGGAAGCTGACAGGATCTTCTGCCAAAGCCACCAACCAGCGCCTCGCAACCCTCGGATTTCAGTTCCGTAACGAGCGCGACGAATGGGAACTCACCGACGCCGGCAAGGCGTGGGCCGAGGCCATGCCGTTCTCGCGCAACGGCCATAGCGGCTACCAGATTCTCTGGAATCCGGCGGTCGTCGAGCAGCTCAAGGAGATGGCGTGATGGCACTTCCGATCATTACTGCAGACCAGCGGCTGCGCGAGAAGAAGGGCGTCAAGCTGGTTCTGCTCGGCAAAAGCGGCATCGGCAAGACCACCCAGCTCAAAACGCTGCCTGAGGCGACCACGCTCTTTGTCGATCTCGAAGCCGGCGATCTTGCCGTCAAGGACTGGCGTGGCGACTGCGTCCGCCCGGCCACCTGGCCCGAGTTCCGCGATCTCGTCGTGTTTCTGGCCGGCCCCAATCTGGCGCTGCCTCCCGAGTCACCGTATTCGGAGGCGCACTACCAGCATGTCTGCGAGCGCTATGGAGATCCGGCTCAGCTGGCCAAGTACGACACCTACTTCGTCGACAGCATCACGGTGCTTGCGCGCCTGGCTCTGATCTGGTCCAGGGCCCAACCGCAGGCGGTGTCCGAGCGTACCGGCAAACCCGATACGCGCGGCGCCTACGGCCTGCTCGGCACCGAGATGTTGGGCGCGCTCATGCACCTGCAGCATGCCCGCGGCAAGCACGTCGTGTTCGTCTCGATCCTCGACGAGCGCATGGATGACTTCAACCGCAAGGTGTTCTTGCCGCAGATCGAAGGTGCAAAGACCGCGGCTGAGTTGCCCGGCATCGTCGATGAAGTCGTGACGCTCGCCGAGATCAAGGCCGAGGACGGCTCGTCATACCGCGCCTTCGTCACTCAAACCATGAATCCCTATGGCTTCCCCGCCAAGGACCGCTCCGGCCAGCTCGATCTGCTGGAGCCCCCCGATCTGCGTGCGCTCATCGACAAGTGCGCCGCCGCCACCCACACCCAATCAAACAAGGAGTAACCCCATGTCCGCCTGGAACGATTTCAACGATGCCGAACAGCAGCAATCCTTCGACCTGATCCCCAAGGGCACGGTCGCCCGTGTCCGCATGACCATCAAACCCGGAGGCTTTGACGACCCGGCGCAGGGCTGGAACGGTGGCTACGCCACGCAGAGCTTCGAGACCGGCTCGGTCTACCTGTCTTGCGAGTTCGTGGTCCTCGAAGGCGAATTCGCCCGTCGCAAGATGTGGTCAAACATTGGCCTGCAAAGCCCCAAGGGTCCGAACTGGGGAAATATGGGCCGTACCTTCGTGCGTGCCGCGCTCAACAGCGCTCGCAACATCCGGCCGCAGGACAACTCGCCTCAGGCTGCAGCGGCCCGCCGGATTGCGGGGTTCCATGAGTTGGACGGCATCGAGTTTGTCGCACGCATCGATGTCGAGAAGGACGGCCGCGGCGAGCTGAAAAACGTGGTGAAGCTCGCCGTTGAGCCGGACCATCCCGACTATGCGCGGGGCACCGGCGGATCCGGCGCCACTGGCGCGCCTGCGCGGCCCACGGCTGCGTCGTTCGCCCCGCAGGCCCCCACGGCCGCACCTACTGCTGCGGCGCCCGCACAGCGCCCTGCAGCGCCCGGCAAACCGGCGTGGGCTCAGTGAGGGGGATGCGTGAAATGCTGGGTCTGCACACGACAGGCGCGCGGGTACGGCCATACGGACAACCGTCATGGCATCGGCCACCCGCGGCGCTACCCCATCGACTGGGTGTTCTGCTCGCGCCGGTGCCAGGATGCGTTCCACGCGCTCTACGGCAACTGGACGCGGGTCATGGACGGCATCAAGGACAAGACGGAGGTTGCCATGATCGATCCGTCTGACATCGAACTGGGCGCCATGAGGAAGTGCCTCAAGTCCTTTGGCGAGGCGGCCAGTGAAATCGGGTTCGATAAGCCCCTGGGGCACTACTCCGAAGCCGAGGCGCTGCAGGTGGTCGACGCCATCGTCACCTGCTACACCGAGGCGATGGTCGAGCACCATGAGACGACCAAGTTTCCGCCGGTGCGTGGCATGGCGCCAACGGCGGATACCATGGACAACCCGTTCGCCGATCTGGAGGACGACCTGCCATGGGAAGACGGCAAGGGGGCGAAGCGATGATCGACTTCAACTCCTCAACAAGCATCCCGGGCCAGGTCACCTCGCTGGTCGATGCCGGCCTGCAACGGATGCGATCGTCGCAATCACCCCGGGAATACCTCGGCGCCTCCCGGCTTGGGGTGTCCTGCGAGCGCGCTCTGCAATACGAGTTCGCCAGGGCGCCGGTCGACCCAGGTCGTGAAACCGACGGCCGGATCCTGCGGATCTTCGAGCGCGGCCACGTGATGGAGGACTGCATGGTCGCGTGGCTGCGGGCTGGCGGGTTCGTCCTGCGCACGCGCAAAGCCAACGGAGAGCAGTTCGGCTTCTCGGCAATCGACGGGCGGCTTCAGGGCCATATCGACGGCGTGATCGTCGGCGGGCCGGATGGCTTTGCGTATCCCGCGCTATGGGAGTGCAAGTGCCTCGGCTCCAAGTCGTGGCGCGACCTCGAGAACAACAAGCTCGCGGTCTCCAAACCGGTCTACCACGCGCAGGTAGTGCTCTACCAGGCTTACCTGCAGCTGCACGAACATCCGGCGATCTTCACGGCGATCAACGCCGACACGATGGAGATCTACACGGAGCTCGTGCCGTTCGATGCTGCACTTGCCCAGCGCATGTCGGACCGGGCGATCAAGGTGATCGCGGCTACCGATGCCGGTGAACTGCTGGCCCGTGCCTATCACGACCCCACCCATTTCGAATGCCGGATGTGCTCGTGGCAGGACCGGTGCTGGAGGAACGAACGATGAACAGCAAGAAAGCGCCCATTGAACAAGTGGAGCCGATGATTGATGCCAAGCAGGCTGCCGCCGCTTTACGCCTTCCGTACTACTGGTTCGCCGACCACGCCATGCGGTCAAAGTACCGGATCCCTCATTACCTGATGGGAGGGCTGGTCCGATACCGGCTGACGGAGCTGTCCGCATGGGCGATGCAAAGCTCGGCCGTTTTGGATCGCGGCGAGCACGACACCGGGGAGTCCGAATGATTGACTTCAACGACACATCCACATCGTTGGACGTCGATCGCCAGGCTCAGCGAGACCAGATTCGGTCCGACCTGATTTCGCGGCTGGAGTCGATCCTGTTCTCAATGTTCCCCGCGGGAAAGAAGCGGCGTGGCAAGTTCATCATTGGCGATGTCCTGGGTAGCCCCGGCGACAGTCTGGAGGTTGTTCTTGAAGGCGAGAAGGAGGGGCTCTGGACCGATCGCGCCACAGGGGACGGTGGTGACATCTTTGACCTGATCGCCGCCCACCTTGGCGTGGACGCCCACACTGATTTCCCACGGGTACTGAATGCGGCTGCTGACCTGGTTGGACGCGCACCGTCGACGCCTTCACGCAAGTCTCGAAAGGAAGCGCCGGTCGACGATCTCGGGCCCGCCACTGCCAAGTGGGATTACCTGGATGCGGCTGGCAGTCTGATTGCTGTCGTGTATCGCTACGACCCGCCGGGGCGGAAAAAGGAGTTCCGCCCCTGGGATGCGAAGCGTCGCAAGATGGCCCCTCCGGATCCTCGACCGCTTTACAACCAGCCTGGATTGGAGGGCGCCAGCCAGGTGGTATTGGTCGAGGGTGAAAAGTGTGCGCAGGCGCTAATCGACGCCGGCATCGTCGCCACTACCGCGATGCATGGCGCCAATGCCCCGGTCGAAAAGACCGACTGGACGCCGCTTGCGGGTAAGGCTGTCCTCATCTGGCCTGACCGCGACAAACCGGGCTGGGAGTACGCGGCGCAGGCGGCTCAGGCCATCTTGTCAGCCGGTGCGCGGACCTGCCACATCCTCTATCCGCCGGAGGAGGCTGCGGAGGGATGGGATGCGGCGGATGCCATCGTAGAAGGGTTCGACGTAGGCGCCTTCCTCGCCCACGGCCCACGTCTGCAGATGCACGACGTCACCGCCGACGATGAACCTGTGGCGAGTACCGACGAGTCGGTCTGGGGTACGGAAGATGCACTGGCGCTGGCCTTCACGCGCCGCTATCACCGGGACTGGCGTTACGTTGCCACCTGGGGCCGCTGGCTGGTCTGGGACGGCTGTCGCTGGCGTACCGAGGACACGCTTGCTGCGACAGACCTGATTCGCAGCGTCTGTCGTCACGCCGCACTCAAGGCCGCCAATTCAAAGGTTGCAGCAAAACTGGCAAGTGCCAGTACGGTAAGCGGCGTTGAGCGACTGGCCCGAGCTGACCGCAGGCATGCGGCGACGACCGACGAGTGGGACGCCGATCCGTGGCTGCTCAATACGCCAGGTGGCGTGACCGACCTCCGTTCAGGCCGAAAGCGTGCGCATGACCGGTCCGACAGGATGACGAAGATCACCACTGCCACTTCCGGTGGGGATTGCCCGATTTGGCTGCAATTTCTCGATGAGGTGACGGGAGGCGACAAGGAACTGCAGGCCTACCTGCAGCGCATGGTGGGGTACGCGCTAACTGGATCGACCCGAGAGCACGCCTTGTTCTTCCTCTACGGCACCGGTGCAAACGGCAAGTCGGTGTTTGTGAATACCTTGGCCACGATCCTCGGGGATTACGCGACCAATGCGCCGATGGACACCTTCATGGAGACCCGCACAGACCGGCACCCCACCGACATGGCCGGGTTGCGTGGCGCGCGCTTTGTGGCAGCCATCGAAACCGAACAAGGCCGTCGCTGGGCAGAGTCCAAGGTCAAGAACTTGACCGGGGGCGACAAGATCGCCGCGCGCTTCATGCGTCAGGACTTCTTCGAGTTTTTCCCGCAGTTCAAGCTCTTTGTGGCAGGCAACCATAAGCCGGCGATCCGCAATATCGACGAGGCCATGAAGCGCCGCCTGCACCTGATCCCTTTCACGATCACGGTACCGCCGGAGAAGCGCGACAAGCACCTGCAACAAAAACTTCTGGCTGAGCGCGACGGCATCCTCGCATGGGCGGTTCAGGGATGCCTGGAGTGGCAGCGCATTGGCAGGCTGGATCCACCTAAGCAGGTTCTCGATGCCACCGAGGAGTACTTCGAGGCTGAGGATGCCCTCGGACGTTGGTTGGAGGAGCGCTGCGTGAG